TGATATATTAAATTAAGGAAGGGAAGTAGATTGGAATGTATTTAAGTTTAGGTGAAAATTTTTTAAAACACCAGGTTCGGATGATAAGGCCGAGCCGTGAGAAATGTAATAGGTGAGAACTAAGTCTCGAGAAGTCTGATTAAATTTAATATTAATCGGAAGTTTTTTATGAGCGAATCGCATAAGTGATTCGTAACGGCGGTATTCCGAAGCCGACGGATTCCAACAATTGATATACCAACGAGGACCACCAAAACCACAAGTTATACGATGGTATCTTGGTTCTTTACAGACATGATTGAATTTATAATTCCAGGGGGTGTTACATAGACAAGAACAACGAAAGTCAAGATCGAAATAATTATCCCCAAGGTAACCGTCAACGCAATCATTTGTAAAGTAAGCCGAAGTATAATTGTAGGTGGAACCACAATCTCTTCCAGCGGGCGATAACAAGTTTTGGGAGAATGCATTGGAAGTAACAATTAACACAATTATAAGTAACGAAAACATTTTTATAGAATTGATAAATTATATTCAAATTAAATATTGCGGGATCGTTGATTTTGATGACGATTGCGAGTGTCAGGAGGTCTTATATAGGTGTCCTGAGGTTTTCCATCAGACCAATTGCAGTTAGGTGAATAAACCCTAGGGTAATCACGAGACATACGAGGGTCATTCTGAGGGAGGCCTAAAGGAGGACCGCACTGATGTGGTTCGAGACATCCGCAATCGATGTATGGAGGAATGGAAGATGGAGGGACTGGTCTCGACTTTCTAGTAGTAGATGGTATCGGACGAGACGTAGTGACGATCTCGGGTGTTGTAGTCGGGACACTAACGGCAGTAGTAGTACTTAAGGTCGGAGAGACCGAGGTTTGATTTCTTATAGGAGGTTGAGGAGGAGCGAGAAAAATTTTTTCGTTAAGATAATCTTTATAACTGAGGGAAGCGTCGGCAACCGGAAGTCAAGAACTGTTCTTTCCTACCGTAAGGAAACCAAGGAACCAAGCTATGACAACCATGAACAGAACCATGAGCTTAGAGTTGTTATTAGACAAACGGAAGTAAGTATGCAAAGCGAGAGACTGCAGAAAATATTCGGCGGCTTTTGATTCAGGAATAATCATCACCCACAAAAATGAAACAAGTGCAACAACGGCTCGGAGATTACGAGGAGCATCAACAACTGCAGGAGCAAAGATGAGCAAACCGGCAAATTTCTTACCGTTATTGACTATCCACTGGGAGATATTATCATTACGTTCCTTGAAGGTATCGTAGATATAACCGTTTTTCTTTTCAAAGTCGTGAGTCAAAATCACGCCGAGAGCTATAGAAATTGTACAAAGGACAAGAGGATTGGACAATGCACGAGTGAAGGTGGAAGATATGTCAGTAAAAACCTTGTTAAGATCAAAATAATTGCTGCGGGGAGTGTTTCTGGTTTTCTGACGCGGCACAACGACACGTGTTCTAGTGACCACTCTGGGCCTCTGAACAGTTCTCTGGGATACGACAGGAATACGAGAACGATTTCTCACAGCAGATGACATTTTGAAAATTATGCGAATGAAAAATTAAATTCAAAAAATATAATACAAAAGAAAACAAAACAGGCAAAAGGATATGAAAGTGATAACGTAATCCTTAAAATAAAGATACACAGCAGCAGAACATAATAATGCTGTTATAATTTCTTGAGTAAGCAAATTGTCGATTAATTCATAAAATAGTTTAAGAAATATTAACAAGGCTTTAATGAATATTTTCAGAAATTTTTCTAAATATTGTTCAAGGATAGAGAGTAATTTAAGAATAATGGGTTCCAAGGCGTCAATTATAGAATTAATAACAGCTGATAAAGGATTTTTATAAACTGATTGAATCGGATAACAAAATGACTGGTTGACTTTCAAAGGTGAAGGATCAACCAGGACTATATAATTTTCTGGTGAAGAAATACCATGCAAATACATATGGGACAAACCAACAGCAGATGAATAGGTCTTACCATCAATAACAGAGAACACATGGTTCAATTTATTAGATGAGACATAATTAATAACATTTGGGTCTTGATTACCATAACGTATATGAGTAACCAACTCATATGGATTTCCCCGGTACGCGACAGGATAATCATAAGAAACAATAAGTTTCTCCATTGATTCGTACCATTCTGGTTCACAGTCTGTTTCTGGATGTAATGATTGATGGACGCAAACCTGTGATTCCGTGAATTCAAATTGCACGGATTGAGGTTGGTCATCATTAGATGATGTGTAGTGATCCAGACATATACGAGGTATCAAACTATAACGATCATTCGAATTGAGCAGATAGACGTGGCTGAAAAAATCAACGGAAGTCCAATCTTCCACTGTAAGAGGACCGTTAGGAGATTCGTAAGTAAAAGACGAGGGGGAAAAATCCATAGTAGAAACTTTCAGAGCACCACCAAGGGTGGTCTGGTGAAAGGAGTAACATAAAATCACTTCTTGCCCAAACCAACCTTGAGGCATCTTTCTATGATGCAAGACACCACAATGTTGAGGGAGTTGACAATCAACCTCAAGTAAAGTGTTGGTTTTAACCACCGATATGCATGATTTTTCAAATACAAACGGAGAACGAGAGTATTGACCAACGGGAGTTTCGGTATATTTAAGGGACAACAAAGGTAAAGTAATGTTAGTCCCAAAATAACCATTTTCCAACCATCGGGAATACAATTGAGCAGAGTTAACAAATGACACAAAATACAACAATACACAAAATTTGATATACATTTTGATTATAAATTTGAAAAATTAAATTTTAATCTTAATTCGGAAATCGGCGACGAGAACGATCAATTACCGAACCATCATTGACAACTACAAACGGAGGAGGAGTGTATTGATCGATGGGAAATTTAGTGGAACCAAAGGACAACGGAGAATAAGTAACGTTAACCCTAAGATGACCATTTTCCAACGATCGGGAGTGCAACGGAATGAAATTAACAAGTGACATTAAAAATAGACATAGATAAATTTTGATATGCATTTTGGTTATGAGTTTGAAAAATTATATTTAAATTTAGTCTTTGTTCGAAAATTGGTAACGAGAATGATCAATCTTCGAACCATCTTTGATGTAAAAAAGTTTCTTGAATTCTGATGGTTTAGCTAAAGATGGGAGAGAACCAAGTAAATAAGAAATATCATTTTTAAGACAGTATCTTTCGCGCATAGCAAAAGACACGGCAGAACATATTTCAGGATCTTCATAACATCGGACATTGTCAGAAAAAGAGACGCGATAAAATTCTACGTGTTTTTCATTAACCAAATCCGAACGACCGAGCTTAACAAAAAGTTTCAAAGGGTCGGGACAAAAAATCCAACGACCCCGAATCTTAAGTAAAAATTTTGAACAAAAGTACGGGAAATTATAAGAAAACATTTTCACCTCAAGATTAAATAACAAGGCAAAAACGTCGATACTACGGTAATTATTAAGGTCGATAATATCCAAACTTCCAATAGGTATCTCATGAGATATGACACCCATCAGAAAAACAGTGTTTAAAATAAAGGTGGATGCATCACCTGATTTGCGTTGAAACGGAATGAGACAACTAAGACCAGATGACCGATCCATAATTTTTGTAAGCATGTGAGCGTTACGCCAAAGTTCCACAAAATATTGAGGCATACCAAAATACGACAAAACCAAGCAGTCAAACTCAAGAGCCAACAAACCTTGTGATTTGTCATACTTTGAGATGTCAATCTCCATATTATTTTCACCATCACAAAGGAATGAATCGTCGCCGGAAAAGACAGCGACGACACGATCAACATTTTCAGTTAAAACAGCTTCAAATTCAGAAGGCGACATGTCGCAATATAGATATATGTAATTTTTTAAACATTTAGTAATTCTTTCTTTAATTTTTCTGAATTGAACGCAAAACATAGCGTTGATCGGTTTCTCATGATAAACAATGGTTTGTAACGCTGCATAGGTACTAGTAGCATCAACCGTAAGGTTTGGTTTTGGGTTACGTTTAATGGAGTAATTATATTCATTGACAGCACTCTGAAAAATGGAGTAATCAGGGACAATCTGTTGAGTGACAAACGTCTCTTGACCACGTAACCATTCGTGAACATCAGTAGCACTAACAGTAATTTTTTCCTTGTTATACAATTGCAGTTTAGATTGATCGAAACATTGGTCGATCATTCTATCAAGCATATTCATAGATGTTTCGACATAATCAACTGTACCTGATAATTTCGGAACAGCGAGGTTGCGTTTTTCTAGTGCAAGACGAACTTCACGGCTTGTGACACCGCGGAGCTGATACATGGGTGTTTTCAATACTGGGGTCATACCATCATAAGTAGGATGAGAATAAATACCTTTGTTAAGTTTAAAGGAATACTCCCCACTATGTAGTATCAGATCACTAGTATGAACCATCCATGCATCAAGTGTCTGGTCGATGTAGGCGGTTTCCATAAACACACTGTCAACAAGATTTTGAGCGAGACTAACACAAAAAGGTCTTTCAAGATGACTGCCAAGTATAGGAGTATTAGGAATATACTCAATTTCATTAACAATTTTGGAGTTTGGTACTTCTATTATAGCATTGATATTTAAAAGTTCAAATACTTGAGGATCAATTTGATCGACAAAAGAAGTATCATAAACTATAATATGAGATTTAAAATTTTTATACAGCAGTTGAGACAAAATACCGGTATCAATGTATCGGAAAATTCCGGCAGAGATACCGACAACGGACGGAATTTTGATTGAATGTTTACGGATAACATTAGTAATATACTTAGCGGATGGAGATTGGTTATGATTGTCGGAAGATTCGAGACAGTAAACCATTTTGTCCCGTCGAGAAAACGACACACACCCAACGCAATAAGTTGGTAAATATGGTGGGTTGAATGCGTAACGTCCATAACGAGGAACAAAGTGAAGTTCAGTCACCGCAGAGTGGGACAGTCTTCCGGATCTCTGTTCAAAGGTAGCGTAAGTGGTGTTGGGTACAACAGACATCACCGGAAACGGGTGGTAAACTCCAGTGGGAGCCAGAGCAACAACATCTTTCATTTGACTAGACGTTGCGTATTCCAGAACGCGTACTTTGTCGACAAGAATCATCTTCGACAAGGCGTCCCCAGTGACTTTAGTGTAGTAAACACAACTGACCCGATGACGTGTTAATGCGACTAGAGCATAACTGAACTGAAGGAAAATCTCAGTTTGTTTCTGGGAATTAAGACGTACAACAATAATATTGTCACTTTCTTTCCCTTGGTATTCGTGGACAGTAGACACGTCAACGCCTAAACATGCGACCTGGTCTTTTTCACTCTGAGTAAAAGTGAGATACTTATAACCGGTTTCCTTCTTAACCGGAATCTGGTTAAGATTTTCAATTTTAACGTAGTGAGCGGTGTTGTAACGATGGTTAGCAGACTTAAGACCTTTGTGAATACCATGACTTTGGTTACATTTAAGGTAGTCCGGATTGAGACGGTAAACAACATCGACTGGACAACGATAACTGATCTCAAGGACTTCGTCGATCTTAACGAAATCAGTCAGACATAAATTGACACATCTATAGTCAGGCATTTGATTAACAAAAGGAATCTGGAGAGTATCTCCCAAAAACCTGACACGTATAGCACCAGAAAGCTTGACGGCAAAGAATAGAGCACCGGGATGACTCATCAATGCTTCGTCAATGAACAAGGTGCGAGTACTACGATTTTTTGACGGATTAAGAAGATAACTGGCTAGAGTGCGATAGTACTGACGAGCTTTTTCTCGTGATACTTCAGGATTGGTTTTGATAACACGATCCTGGAAGTCAGCACAACCTTCACGGGTAGCCAGTAAAACTGTCGATGGATCATTGGAAATACATAGGTTATGATTTTTTACAATATAGTACGTTTTTCCAGTACCTGGACCAGCTTGCACTAAAGAACAATCTTCAGGCAATGAATAATTCTGATCCAAGTGTGGTGTAAGCTGATCTAATTCTTCTTTTTCAAAACCGTGGAAACAATACTCATTGACAATAACAAAATCAATGTCATTGTGATGAAACAATTCAGTTTCATCAGATACTTCTGAAAAATTTTTAAGTTCAAATTTGGAATTGTAATATTTGTTGTAGACAAACGTAGTAGAGTATTCTTTCGGATATATATAAAACGAGTTTCGAGATGGACAATACAAACCGTGACCACCGGCATAGTTCTGAATTGCAGTGGTCAAATTACTTTTCGTCTTCAAAACACGTTCATAAAAGAGAACGATGTTATGGTTCTCAGCTGTATAGACAGCTTCCAAATATCCGAGGTACTCTTTCATAGCGGAATAACAATTGCGGATAGGTTTTTCAACCAGTGCAACTTCTTCGACCGGAAGGGGAACTTCTTTACGACCACGCAAAGATATTTCATCCCTAGGTTGAAGTTTCGAATCAGGAATAATAGGTGGATGATATTCAAAATAAGTGATTCCAGTACTAGGATCTTCGATCATACTCTTCTCAGTCAATTTAGACTCTTTCTTTTTTCGAAGGGAATTACGGATTTTCTTAACGACGAGACTCCCCGAAAATTTTTTCTTTTTTAAGATAGGAAGAGTAGGTGGTGTGTAGGCACGATCGGTAACTGGAACATCACTGACTTGTTCAACTGGTGGAGCTGAAGGTAACTGTTTCTCTCTGAATTCACGCACATTAATGATAGGCGACACTGTAAGAGCATCGTCAAGGGCTGTTTCGAAGCTGTCGTAAGAACAGTCGTCATAGGTAAATTCAGAGCATTCTGATTCAGCACAAAAAACACCATCACCAAAGGTGCCAACGTTGGTATTCATACCGAGGAATTCAGCGGCGAATGACACACCACGACGAACAACATCGGTAAGAGCACCGGCAACCATATTAGTGACACAGCGATTCTTGAACAACAGTTTTTCATATGACTCCTGTACAAAGGAATCCAGCTCAATTGCACGTTCATGTTTCGTCTTTGCCTGAGAAATGTGACGACAACAAACCCGATTAGAACTAAGCAAATCTCTGGCAATTATCGAGTACATTTCTGTAATCCTTTCAACGAATAGGGATGGTAATTCACAGGGGGACGCGTCAAGCAAGATATCACAAACAGTTCCGTCGTAATACATATCAGCAGTACGATTGAGACAAACAACTGCATATTCGACAGACGTCGGATGACTAGTGTGCGGTTTAACAAGGTACACAGTTTCGAACATCCCTCTTAAAGAGTAGAGGGTTCTAGTCGTGTGTTCACTTTCAATCATATTAGTTAAAAATACAGCATTTCCACCGGGACGTAAAATACAGGCGCAGAGAAGAGAATAGTGCGAAAACTGAGAACAACTCTCTAACACTTTTTCTTCGTTGGTCAAGGCATTCGGTAGGAAAATGGATGGTCTTAATGAGCTGATGAATAAATCAACAGGTTCCTTATTATATTCATTGATCGAATTACGCAACGCAAGAATGTGAGTTCGATCGCGATTCCAACCACCAGGGAGATTAACAAACATACTGTAATCCACAGCAGGATTTTCATCATTGGTGGAGAAAATGTATCGACGACCGGGAACACAATCAGCGTACCACTCCAATGTACTGCCGCTTGTAGCAAGGAATGAACATTCCAGATTCTCAGGCAACAGTTGAGGATATCTTACAAATACTTCATTAAGCACAAGGCAATCATGGTGCGAGAAATTTCCATTGTTAAGATGACAAAAGGGGTCAACAGTACGCATGGCAACATTCAACTTGAGTTTGTATTGACGAACAGACACTTGGGTATCTTTTTCACGAGTATACATTTCATCAATAAGTTCGTAAGTCCTCAGATCAGTAGATGTACCGACAGGCACAACTTCAGACAATTCATTCGGAGGAAGTACAATAACAGTGGTATTTTCAAGCTGGTAGTCAGGTAAAAGCGCAGTACAATGCTGGTTGCGAATCATAAAATGATAACACCTTCCAGCACCGAACCTACGGCAAAGGTTGCCAGTGTGAATGCATACCGTGATCTGGAATTCGAAAGCAATCAATAAAAAGTTTTTCTCATCACCATAATTATCAGGTGATCTCAAAGCCGATAAATTTTTTCGCAAAGATTCGTTGTCTTTAATAGAGTGAATAAATATACTGTTAAGGAGCCTTTTTCTAATAGCAGCGGAGGACTCTGTAGTCAAAAGATGGTCACGAAGACTTTCATAAATACAATCACCGTCAGAGTAATTCGGCTTTTCTTTTAAAACAGTAGTATCACATTCATAAGACACAAAATCGTCAACCGAATATGTCTTTGTGTCTTCAACAGGAATTTCATTGAACATTGCTTCTTTAACCATTTCAGGTGTTATCGAATCACTAAAGGCAATGGTATGGAAACCCCGATCTCTTTTTTCACGTGAACATATCAGTTTATTAAGTTCTTCTTCGACAGTAACGAAACGACACATGTAGTCAGAAATGAAAGTACGATATTCTTTTTCGGGATTGGCGAGACCGTCAATATAATCAAGAAATTTTTCAAATTTACTGATGTATGATTGGGTCGTAGAGCATGACTTGATATCTTCAAGAGCAACCTGTTCGAGTAATTTGTGAGAATTAGTATTTGATGAAAAAACCCGACCGATGGCTTTTAATCGGTTCTGGAGAAAACGTGTAAAATAACCCTTTTTACAAAAGGCACGGATCTTGACTTCTTGATTAATCAAGTATGACGTAGTTTGGGAGGCCTCGTACTGGGAAATATAGACGAACAAGAATATCGCATGAACAAGTTTCTGAACGTCTTCAGATGGTATGCGTTCGTGGTCAACAACTGAAACACCATTAATAATTTCTCGGGAGTTGAACGTAAAACCTGCAGTCATGAGGTTTTTAATAGTGAGTTTTCCTTCAGGGAGACCAAGAGCGTAGGAGTATAAATTTTCATACATCTTATGAGGTACAATGACTCTGATAGGGACCAAGTTGTTCTTCTTTCCTGCAATCATTGAGTCCCAGGAGTAATAATACAGCACAAGACGGTCACGTAATGAATTAAGTGAGTAAACTATTGTTGAAAAACTAGCCGGAATGGTGCCACAGATGGATTTTTGAACTTTGAAAAACATGACATTGTTTTTGATTTCCAAAGGTTTGACATGATAATAGTGAGTACGACCTTGGTATTCACACGAAATACGTGTGGACGACAGCATAGAGATGTAGGTATTATAATCGTGTTCATATGCATTCTGGGTGTCGTTTTCAAACCAGAATCTGATCATCAACCTCTTATTACGTCTAAATTTTGCGTAATGACACTTGAGGTGGGGAATTTCACCGCTTTGGGTAATCAAGATTTCCGGATAAAATATAAAACAACCCATTCCGGTTAAAGCGTCGGCTCGAGCCATAATCATGGCGAGTTCATCGGTGGTAATGTCATATACGGAATGTAAAAACAAAACGTTTTGAGACGTAACATCGCATCTTTGAGCGGCGTCATGGCAAATCACGCGACGGTCACCGTTAATATGCATACGGTAACACTTCTTCTGTTGGCGTGACATGGATTCAACCTTCATATTCCGAAGTTCTTGAAGGTAATTAGAGTGACGGAAATCGTCAGCATCACTCAAATTTGGATAACAGGTATGGACATAGATGGATTCCCTATTAAGGTGGGTGATCGGATTACCACCAACGTCTTTAAGTACAACATCATAACCGTTGACAGGAACAGATTGAGGAGTGATCCGTAACTGGTGCATGATGTATCGACGTTCGAGTTCTCGATGAGCACGCGCAAATCCATGCGGTGAACTATCGAAGCTTTCCTTAAAATCAAGGTTGAAGCATGAGAACGAATCTTGAAGAATAGATTGTTCTGAACTCGTTAGTTTTTGGAAGATGCGCACAGGCACCCTCTTAGAAGCTTTCTCAGAATTCTGAGCGCTTACAATGACTGCATTTGCAATACAGTCTTGAACGTCCTTATTCCTAAGGGCGTTTGAGAGGAGGTTGTTTTCAACTTCCTCACGTGATTTCTTCGTAGACGAAGAAATAGATGATATTAAATTTGCTGCAACCACAGATGAATCTGGGATCACAGACATGATGGCTAATCAAAAAATCAACCAAAGAACACCTTAGACAATTCTAAGGGGATAACTTCTGTAAAAATTCACAGAAAAATATCTCTACATAGATAGAGACG